CGATACAGGGGTAGCCCCTGATAGAAGACGGATATTTAACTTCGGTGACAGGGTTGCCGAGTTAGTTCCAGAAGAATCACCATTCTTCGTATATCTTAATCAAGTCGCTAAGTCACCTACTGATGACCCCGTGTTTCGTTATTTAGAAAATCGTAACCGTATTAGCTTTACAGACCGTTCTTTTTTAATTAAAGGTGCTGTTGGTTCGGTTTCCGCAGGTTCTTCGTATTCATTTACTGTTGATACTGCTGGTGGAGCCGCTGTAGAGTTCCTTATTAAAGGAATGGTTTTTGCTGTAGGTACGGTTGATTCTGATGCGGGATATGGTCAGGCATTAGTGAGAGTAGAATCAGGGTTAAGTCATGGAAGTGATCAGTCTACATTTACTGGTAAAGTAATTGATGTTTCTGCTGTAAGTGGCAGTGACAGCATAGCTGATAATGACGTAGCCCAAATTATAGGTTCTTCTTTTGAAGAAGGTTCTGGTTCACCCGATGTATTCTCTTCTGAGTTAGAAGATGACTTTGGGTACACCCAGATTTTTAAAACAGCGGCAGAGATGACAAACACTGCTTATGCAACTCGCTATCGTGGGTATGCTGAAGAGTGGAATCGTATCTGGGCTACTAAACTACGTGAGCACAAGATTGACATTGAAAGAGCTATGCTTTTTGGTCAGAGAGCTCGTGTAAGCGGTATTCAGTATACAGAAGGACTGGTAGGACACATTGTTAAAAATGTATCTCCAGAAGTAAACAATGCCGCTTTTAGCTATTCATCTGGAAATGCATACTATAGAAGTGTTGCTCAGTCAGAGCTAACTTATGATAGGTTACTTAGTGATCTTGAAGTTATCTTTGATCCAGCTAGAGGTGGAATGTCAGAGAAACTGGTTCTATGTAGTTTACCAGTAATCACATTCTTCAACAAGCTAGGTAGTGATGCTTTCTTGAGTGCTTCTCTTGCCCATAACAGTGCGGCCGCATTAAGTGCCGGTGGTACAAATGTAAATCAGTCACCGTTAAGAATGAACATGGAATCTCGTCAGGGTTCTTTTGGTCACAACATTATGGTGATAGATACAATACACGGAACATTGAATCTTGTAAAAGAGCCATTGTTCAGAGGTATTTCATCTGGTTTTATGCTTATGGCTGATATGACTCAGTTGGCATATCGTCCGTTAATCGGTAACGGTATCAATCGTGATACTCAAGTTATGACTAACGTACAAGGTGCTGATGAGGATTTGAGAAAAGATATGATCTTGACCGAAGCTGGTCTTGAGATTACTCTTCCTGAGTCACATGCACTGTTTAACCTAGAAGGAGCTTAAGATGATAACTGATGTATTAAACGTAAATAGTGGTAGCTTAGCACTACCTCCTAGTAAGGGTTTAATTAAAGTAGAGTCAAAGCTGGTTCCTTTTGCGGCTAGTTCTGCGAATATTGATTCTGGAGCAATGTCTGTTCCTGCTAATTCAATAATCACAAAATTAACAGCAGTGGTTCATTCGGCTTTAGCTCATGCAACTGCAACCGTAGGAGTTAGCGTAGGAACAGCGGCTGGAGGAACTCAGTTTACGGGTACTCTAGATGCTGATTGTCTTGAGGCTAGTGGAACATCTGTTGCGGCTGGTATTGGATCATCTACTGACGATGTTTTAACAGCGGCTTTAGGTGGCACTGCTATCTTAGGTGCTTTAGCGGCATCTTACAGGTCTGCCGATACAGACGTTCACTTTAGAACTGTAGCATCTACAGGAGCTTTTACTGCTGGTACTATGTGCTACATAATAGAGTACGTTGAGTTACAAAGTCAATAATCCGAATAAATAAGGATAACAGTTTTAGGTACTGTAGGGGTTGTCAATAAAAGATAACCCCTAAAACCTAAAAAGGAGAAACTATGAAAAAATGTATGCATTGTGACAAAGAAAACAGAGAGGGATGGTTTTACTGTAAATATTGCGGTAAGAAAGCTTCTGAAAGTAAATTCACTACAAATCTATGGATGACATCTGATTTAGGAAAGAGAACAGATGTAGAGTTATCAACTCAGTCTATGGATGATAACATACAGAAGATGAGAAAAAACTTAGGCTATGCCAGCTAAGAAAAAGCGTAAGTCTCCAGCTTGGACAAGAAAAGCAGGTAAGAATCCTAAAGGTGGGTTAAACGCTAAAGGTAGAGCCAGTTACAATAGGCAGACAGGGGGAAACTTAAAAGCCCCTGTTAAGTCTGGAGATAATCCTAGAAGGGCTAGTTTTCTCGCTAGGATGGGTAATATGCCCGGCCCTGAAAAGAAAGATGGCAAGCCTACACGTTTACTATTGTCTTTAAGAGCATGGGGTGCTAGTTCAAAAGCAGATGCAAAAAAGAAGGCAAAGGCTATTAGTGCTAGAAACAAAGCAAAAAAGAAGAGGAAGAAATGAACAAGAAAGTAAAAGCTCCACAAGGTTATCATTGGATGAAAGCTGGTGCTGGTTATAAATTAATGAAGAACCCTAGAGGTGGATATAAGTCTCACAAAGGTTCTAGCTTAATGGCAAGTTTTAAGGTGCAAATGGTGCACAGTAACGCAAAGAAAAAAGGAAAGTAACATGAAACATAGTAAAGCAGGATACGGTGGTAAAAAGTCTATGAAGAAAAAGAAAAAGAAGATGGTAAAGAAAAAGAAGAAATAATGGCTAAGACAGTTAGTTGGATGTGGGGTGGTAAGAAACATTATGGAACCTTGATAAGAGAGACAAAAACCCATAAGTTTGCCAGAACAAAAAACGGTAAAGTTAAGAAGATTAAGAAGTAGTGGCTAGAAAATTTAAAAAGGTATCAAAAACAAAACGAGGCGTACCCAAAAAATATGTTAAAGGTTCTAAGAATCAAAAGAAAACACAGGATGAGATATTAAGAACACGTAAAATGTACAGAGAGGGTGCATTAACACCTGCAATGATGGATATGATATCAAAACAAAGGAGTAAGAGTGGCAAGAAAACCAGCAAAAAGAAAACCAGCAAAAAAAAAGGCAGGAGGAAGTAAAGCCGCAGTTCTTGCTAAGTATTCCAAAAGCTCTGGAATATCAAAAGGAACTCTGTCTAAGGTTTACTCAAGGGGATTGGGTGCGTTCTACTCCAGTGGTTCTAGGCCCGGAGTCAGTGCTCATCAATGGGCCGCTGGCAGGGTAAGAAGTTTTGCTACAGGTAAAGGTGGTGCTAGAAAAGCAGATGCAGACTTAATACGTGGTGGTAAAAAGAAAACAGCTAAAAAGAAAACAACAGCTAGAAAAAAGAAGAAGTAATACATGGCAACATTTGAAGCTCAAGTAGAAGGATTAACAAGTTTAGACATAGATGGTAGCAGTGCACCGACTCAAGCTGAACTAACTCAGTTCTTAACAGATGGTGCTAAAGAGATTTTAAATACGCTACCAAGATCAAAACAATCCTTGTTTACAACTTCCAACGATTTAAATACTAGCAGTCAAAGTCTTACTCTTTTGGGTTCTGAGATATTTAGTGTAACCAGAGATGATGGTACAATCAATCAACCTTGCAGAAGAGTACCTGCTGAGTTAAATGGACGTATTAGGGATGCTGATGATATGATGGCGGCTACCGTTACAGACCCTGCCTACTACGTTACAAATAATACCTTAGTTGTTGTTCCTTCACCTACTAACGCTCAAAACGCTCATGTGCATACATTGAATTATCCTACCGTTGCTTTTGGTGACAGTGCTATCGCTAAGTTTCCAGATGATGCTGAATACCTTGTCCCTATTTATGGTGCGATAAAATCTTTACAAAACCTATTGGCAAGTAAGTCTGTTAATTCAGATGTTTTAACAGCCTTAACTGCTATAAACACAGAGTTAGATGAAACTCAATCTATATGTGATTTAATTAACACTCAGGTAGATGATGCCGTTACACAGCTTGGAGAATCTGCAACTCAAGTAGATGCTGATGTAGATACTGCATTAATAGCTATTAACACTGCGGCTGATAAGATAAATGCGGCTGTATCTTTAGCTAATTCAGAATTTGATTTAGCAGTAATTTCAGCTAACTCTTCTAATGAAGACACGGAATTAGCGGCCAGCCATGTTCAAGTAGGAAACGGTTTTTTGTCTGAAGCTAATGCATCTGCAAATGAAGCACAGGCTTTTGCTGGAGAAGTAAACGCTAGGATGTCTCAAGTAAGTGGCTATGGTCAAGTAGTAAGCGGGTTGTTAAATGCCGCTCAAGGTTACTCTAATGAGATACAAGCAAAAATTAATATTGCTCAGGCCTACGGAAATGAAGTACAGGCAAGATTAGCGGCTGATGCAAGTGAGTATGGTAAATATGAGAAACAACAAGCTAAATTACAGGCAGATTATGATAAAGGAATACAGGCGTTGAAATAATGGCAATACATTCTTTAACAGTAAAACAAATTATCAGTAGAGTTAGACAGGTTTTTCCTGATGCTCCAGAAACATATATTATATCTTTAATTAACGATGCGTTAAATGAACTTGGTCAATACTCTCAAAAGTCAATGTCTGCAAAAGTTAACATCGAAGCTAATCAAACATTTTATGATTTGTCAGATAGTGCTGTAGATTCTTCTAATAAAGCAATGGGGATAAACAAGGTATATAGAGTAGATATAATGGATAATGAAGGTGACTACATAAGGATTCCAAGGGTGTTGGATGGTGAGCCACTTATGTTTGATATTACTTCAGAGTCTGCAATAGAGGAGCCTTCATAATGGCTAGCAATATAAAACATCCAGAAGATAAGGTATTGTACTTTATCAGAGGAGATCATTTAGGATTAATTACAACATTTTCTTCAACAGGTGAATCAAGAACAGATAGAAAAGCTTTTCAAGCGTTTGACCACTCGGTTACAAACGGACTACTTATACATTATTATGGAAATCCTAATAAGGTTACAGCAATCACGGATACTCCAGATGTTGATAATTTATATCATTCTGCGATTGTGGATTATGTAAAGAAGTGTTTGTACATGGATCGTGCAGGAAAAACATCAGATGGTAACAGAGCTCAGGTAGCAATGAACTTGATGATGAGGCATGAAAGAAAATTTGATATGGCCATTAAAAAATATGGCACAAAGAAAAGAAGTAAGACTGGAGGAACCAGAGCAGTCGTTCCAGCTAGTTTTACATAAGATTATTGATTGATTATTTGTCTTGATCTAAGTTAAGTTTCACGACATATAATTTGACTATATGAATGCTTTAAAGCGGTGGTGGTGGAAATATAGGATAGATTATGTCAAACATAAATAAATTTACTACAAAAGAAGTGCTAAACAAGGTACTTCTAGATTCTTCAGGCAATTCCGTAGCCGCAAATTCTCACACATCTCAAGAAGCGTTAAACGCTGTACTTGATACTTCTAACAATAGACTTAATGTATCTCTTGGTGGTAGCAATACTATCTCAGGTGATGTTACGATTACAGGCGATTTAACTGTGCAGGGTAATGGAACAGGTAATTATGACGAAATTATAGAAGGTAATTTAATTTTAACCTCTGGAAGTAAGCTTGGAGTTGGAACAGGAGATGCATCTTTATCAGATATTGTAGATTTAAAAGGAGATGACCCTCACATAAGATTTATAGACTCAAGTGATAGTGATAAAACATGGCGAGTTGGTGTAGCAAATAATGAATTTAGAATACAAGAAGATGGTGTAGCCACTCCTGTTAAAATAGCTGAAAGTTCAGTTGATAATTCTTTAGTTATAGATGGAAATGGAGCAATTGGCATTGGAACTAGCTCTGCAGTAGCTAAAGTAGACATTGTAGGGACAAGAGCATTAAACCTAACAGATAACATTACAGATAATAATAATAAAAATGCAGTTATAACATCAAGCCAATATGCTTCTGGAACAGAAACAGAAGGCTTTATGTTGA